GCGTCCCAATCGGTCAGGACCGCCGGCGTGTAGGTGACGGCGCCGGCGTCCAGAGAATTGAGAACCGCCAGTGCCCCAAGCCCGAGCGTCGAACGAACCGTAGCGGCGTCAGGATCATCAAGGATGGACTGCACGAAGTCCGTGATCGGGATTTCTTCAACGCTGCCGGCGCTCGCCGATACGCGCCCGAGCAGCCTGTCCGTAGCTGACACCTGTAGCGGGTCCGATCCGCCGGCCGCGTGCTCGTCGCCGTGCGTTGGAATGTCCGTCGCAAGCGAACCCGTGGTCAGGATATCACCTGGAGCTTTGCCGCCAGTGATATCCGCTTGGAGCGTAGTGCCCTTCACGACAAACCGGGGTGCAACGTCGGTATCTGCGCCGGCGGCTCCCAGCACGGGTCGAGCACCGGTCGCCGCATGGATCAACTCGAAATAGTTGACGGCCGAAGCGTCCCGGATGAAGTTGAGCGCCGTGATGCTGGAGTCAAAATTGAAGGCGCGACTGCTGACTCCGCTCCCAAGGTTGACCTCTCCGGTAAGTCTAAACCCGGCGAGCGTTGGGTTCGTCGACTTGACCACAGTGGAGCCGCCGCCGGTCGTACCGCTCACGTCGGAAAGGTCGGCGAGTGCGAGCACCTCCTGCAACCGTGCCAAAGGCACCAGCCCGGAAGTCAGTACAGTAGCGGCCAGCGACGTGATCGGGTCCGATCCGCCGGTTTCGTGTGTCGAGGCATGGGCCGGTAGGTCGCCCACCGCAAGAGCGCCGACCGTCACTGCGGCCCCCAGTGAAGCTTGCTGCAAGAAACCCGGTCCCGTCGCCGAAAGGTCCGCCTGCGTGCCGCCACTGCCGAGATCGAGTTGCGTGGTCGCCTCATTGAGGATCGCAATCGCCTGATCCGCCGTGAGATCGGCTGGGTCGCCGGTGCCCGCCCCACTGGCCCGGCCCTTGATCCGCGACTGAACCATGTTGGCCAGGTGCTGATTCAGGATGGCGTCGTCGCGGACGCGGAAGTCAAGGAAGTCACCCGCATCGCTCCAAGCCGGCGCAATCGTCGATGTCGTTCCGACCTGGACCTGCTCGATGACTCCGCTCGCCCCGCCGGCCACGTCCACGCGGCCGAGAAGGCGTTGTGCGCTGATACTCTCCAAGTCGGACAACGGAACCGGCACCGTCGCTGTTCCCGGATGGGAGTGATCGATCCGCGCGTACCGAGTCTCCGATTCGATCTCCGGCAATGCGTACGGATCAATCCGGGCGGTTTCGATCCACCGCGTCCCCTCGGGCCAGTAGCGGAAAGCGACGACGACGCCTTCGCGCAGAACGAGGTCTCCGCCGGCCACGAGCAGCGTGTCCGGCACGTCGTCGTCAAGAACGGAGTCGTCTTGGATCGTGACGAGCCGGTCGCTCTCGCCGCCGACCAGAATCAGCGACTCCAGGTTGTGATCGTTGTGGAGTTGAACCAGCGTCCCGGCCGTCTCGCCCGTTGCGGGCGCTACGGTGTAGACGGATCGACCCGGTTCAGTGGAAATGCCGCCGTCGTCAAGGACGAGGATCGGCGTGTTGGGAATGACGGATGAGAGGTCGGGGGCTCCGGGGCCGAGATAGCCGAGCCCGATGGTGCTGGCGTCAACGGTGAATTGCTCGAGTTGCGCACCGTCGGCTCCGGCGAGGCCGGCAGGCCCTTGCGGACCCGGCGTGCCGCGCGGACCGCGACCAGTTGCCCCCCCACCGCCGGCCGAGCTTCGCGCGTACAACTCGCGCAGCATGAGGTCGAGCTGGGCGTTGCCGGCCGAAAATGGAGGTGAAGTGTGAGCACCGCCGGCTACCATACCAGCACCTGCGGCGGCAGAGAAACCGGGTTCGCGTCCACCAGCGGCGGGCCGCCGACGGCCGTTGCCGGCGCCGCCGATTCCACCGACATCGGCACGGCGCGGATAAAGACCGACTCAATGACGAAGTCGGGGTCTTCGGTGGTCAACGGACCGCCGGCCACGACGCTCGGAGGAGTCGCGGCGGCGATCGGCTGGAAGCCGATGTAACTCGGAGCCGTAAGCAGTTCGCCGGCGTACACGTCGGCCTACTCCTCAAAATAGATCGTGAACGAGACCGGCACGAACGTGCCGCTGTTCCATACGAGCCCCACGCGCTCCCCGCCGTTGACGAGGACTTTGAATCGCGGAACCCACGGCCAGCTTCCCTGCTGATGCAGGTAGCCTTGCCATAGGACAACGCCTGTCGTGGGCTCAGCCGTGAACTCCTTGAAGAGTTTCGACTTGACGGCCTCTGTCGAACCGCGGTCGTTCTTCTGCGGAGTGAGCGATGTCGCGTTTCCCGCGGTCGCCTGCGTCACCCACTGAAGCAGGATCGGCGTCGAAGCGGGCTGAGAACCCTGGAGCGTGATGTCCGCGCCAAGAATCTTGACCTGCTCGTCCTGCGGTGCGTGGATTTGACACAGCGTGCGCGGCGACGCATTCGGTACGTGCTGATTGGTTCCCGTGAATAGCATGGCCGCGTTACTCCGTGCAGTACAGGGTTACACTGACAGGAACGAAGGTGGCTCGCGCGTACTTGAATCCGACGCGCTCGCCGCCCTTCACGACGAACGAGAACCGCGGCGTCCACGGGAAGATGCCCTGCTCGTGGATGGAGAACTCGGCGATCTTCGTGGTGCCCGTCGGCTCCGTCGCGTCAGGCGTGGCAGGCGGGCCGCCGCTTTCGCCGTCGTACGCGTTGAACGTGGTTTGGATCGCTTCGTCGTAGCCGCGGTCATTCTTTTGCGGGGTCAGTGTGGTCGGGTCTGTCCCGAACACACCGGCGTCCGTCTGAATGAACCATTGGAAAACAACCGGCGCGTTCGCCGGCGTGTTGCCTTGCAGACTGATGTCCGCCCCGAGGATGGTTACGCGGTGGTTCGCTGCTGCTACGAGCTGGAAGAGCGTCTCGGGGTTGCTCTTCGGGGTGCGCGAGCGCACGAGCATAAATTCGACGCGTTGCATCGCTTCTTTCCTCCGAAAAATTGGTTGTGGTAATGGTGCTACCGGCGACCGATGGGGTTGCCGTCGATGGCAAAGCCGTTGATTCGCTGCTCTCCGCGAGCGCTGCTGCGCTCGCCGGCGATCTTGATCCGCATCCGCGTCCCCCTGGAGTCCAAGCGGTGCTTGTGGATCGCCTTCGTCGTGTTCTCGACCTGGTACGACTTCGCGTTGCGGCGGCCGTCGGCGTGCTCGATCGTGACGTCCGTTCTCAGGTGCGGAGTCGCGGAATCAGTGTCGATCGTGAGGTAGTGCAGCCGCTTCTCGCGCGACGGAAGGCCGAAGTCCAAGTCCCCGCTCTCCCACTCGAATGCGATGGGCTGGTCGTGGTCGTCATCGGCGCGTTCATCGACGAACCCGATCAGTCCGTCTTCGTCCGACGTGCCGATCAGGAAGAGGCGTTGCGGCGACTTGTCGAGACCGTCGTAGTAGGGCTCGGCGTCGATCCAGTCGGCAACGCACGTCGCCTTGGGCACGTCGTCGATGCACCACTCCCTGGCTCGGTAGTCGTAGCGGACGATCACGGGATCGCCGGCCGCGCCGGGACCGCCGTAGCAGATCACGAGTTGGCTGTTGCGGCGGTCGTGCGCCATCGTGCAGGACCTCCGCGCCGTGTCGCTGAGCGAGGCCCACAGTTCGTCGATCGCGTCGCTGATCTTGACGGACTTGACGCCGTCGAACATGTAGATGCCGTTCTGTCCGTTGAAGTAGAGCGTGCCCTCGATCTCGATGACGCCGTTGCCGCCCAAGGTGTTGATGCAGCCGACGTCGCTGTCGGCGCGGAACACGCTGAACGACGGAAAGGGCGCCGCCACGCCAAGCGCCCGCTCGTCGTTGCTGAGCAGTTCGATCGTCCCCGCGAGCACGAAGATGCTGCGGTCCGTCAAGATGACGGCCCGGCCCTGGTAGACGATCGCCCCGGTGACGTCGCCGCGGATCGCGTCGGGCAGTTCAATGAAGTCGTCGGGGTGAACGTACTCGGGGAATCCGTCCTGCGAGGGGAAGATCAGACCACCCGTGTCTTCCTCGGCGGAGAACCACAGCATCTTGTTCTCGTACGGAAGCGCGTATCGCGAGCGGGGCGGCTTTCCGTTGGCCGTTGGCATGAACGGACCGATGCCTCGAACGCTGAAGGCTGGTTGTGGTTGCGCCGGCAGGCCGAATGAGACATCGAGCCCGTCGATCGTAAGCGTTCGTGCCTGAGTTCCACTCCCCTCGATCCGCGAGATCGGAAGCTCTCCGACCAATCGGTACGCTTCTTCGCCGCCGGCAAACTCGCCATTCTCGTCCGCGACTAGGCTCTCGATCTTCATGTAAATCCGAATGTGTGTCGCCGGTACGAAGGTCGCCTGCTGGAAGGTGAACCTGATCGCGAGGTTGCTCGACGCGGCGCTTGTATCGACCGTTGTGCCGACCGTTGTGCCGTTGGATTCAAGCCCCTCGTCTGACCTATACGCGCTCAGTGCAAAACTGTAGACGCCGCGCGGAAAACGGGAGCCGGTCGGCAGAGACGGGCTCGGTTCTATGGCGGCCACGGTCGCGCCAACAAGCGTGTCCATTCCGGCCGTTCGGAGCCCGGCGAGTGCGATGGAGTTGGGGTTGGAGATGTTGCCGACGAGGTTGGGAAACGAGTCCGGGAACAGCGCAAAAATCCACGGATAGAATTGCACGAAACTGCCGCGGCTGACCATCGGCGCACCGATCGGAAATCCGATCGCACCCCATTGCCCGTTGCCTTTGAGGTACAGGAGGTCGGGCCAGAGGTTGTATTCGCCTACGACAGCGAAGATGGTTGCTCGTGGGTCATCGCGTTCCCCCACGAGCACTTGCTTGATTTGCCAAGGAAGCGGCGTGTTGTCATCGAACTGAGAGGGGCCACCCTGGATGTCGGGCAGCGCCGCCGGCACGACCTTCGAGTAGCCCGGCCGCGCCTCCAGCCGATGCCGGTGAATCCACATGTTCCGCATCGAACTCGGACGGTTCGGCGGAAGCTCTTCGTCGGCCATGCGCTGGTTAACCCCCAGCCACGGGGCGCGGACGGTCAGAAGGTTTTCGAGTGTGCGGGGCATTTCAAGCCAAGAAAGCGAAGGTCGCCCACGCAACTTTGCAGGCGATATGCAATCCTTGGTCGGTATTGAATCCGTACCAGCCGTCCGACTTTCCGTAGTCGATGACGGCATGCGCCACTGCTTCTGCAAATCCAAGAATCACAGACCCGCTTACGATCGCCACTGCGCCGCCGTGTATCATCGCGTGTGCTAGCAAGCACTGAGCCCAAGGAATGCCCGGAAGCGGGAAACGGTGGTTCTTTCCTTTGGCGAGAAAGTCGCCCTGGAGCGGGTAGTCGGCCACTGCGTGGCAGCAGAGCAACAGAAACAGAGTTTCGATCATCGTCGTGACACGTGCAGTTGGCGGACGCGCGAGCCGGTCCGGTTCCAGCTTTCGAGGTCCCCTTCGAGCATGGCCCGGAGTTCGGCGTAGTGGCGATCCCACCGCGCCGGCGATTTGCTGTGCTGATCGAGCAGCATGATCGTTGTCCGCACGGCGATCAGTTCGTGATGGTGCTCCGGCACTTCCGTCGGAACGTTGATGCCGGTTGCCAGTGGCGTGATCGGGGGCGAGTAGTACACGTTCAGCGTCATCGCCGACGCCGTCTCCGGCGGGAACCCCAGATACCACTCGCCGTCGCGCTCGCGGACGATGTAGACGAACGTGCCAGCCCCCATGTTGCCGCATTGCCGGTACGTGTCCTGGAACGAAGTCGTGCCGCTGTACTGGTTCTTGTGCTGAAACGGGATGATCCGCACTTCCTGCGGACGGCCCACGGCCGGCACCCGATCGACGTAGAGGATTTTGCGGATGACCCCGCTTGCGCCGAGCAGGTACTTCTCCGTGCCGGAAACGACGCTCACCGCGATCGGCGACGGGGCCATGTTGTACAGCTTGGCCGTCCCCTCCACGATGTTGGTGACGTGCTCGACGGCGCGGTTCACGAGCCGATCGACGCGCGTGCTCGCGATGCCGGGCGGAATCTCCCGGCCGCAGTTCTCGAGCGCTAAGATGCGAATCTCTTGGAGGTTCATGCGACCGCCATTTGCGATCCGTCGCGCCGCGGCAGTGCGGCGAGCATTTCGACCTTGGCCGTTTCGTAGGACTTGCGGAAGTCCCGCGTGTCCGAGTCCTCTTGCGCCAGCGCCCGCACCGTCGAGCCCAGTACGATCGCGTAGTGGAACTCCAACGGGATGGTCGGAACGTCGGCCTGCTTGGTCATGGACTTCGGGCGTGCGGCGTACCAGAGCGTGTAGTAGAGCGCCCCGGCGCGTCGCTGTTGGAAAATGATCTCGTTCGACGCCGTCTCGATAAGATTGGGGTCTGCGTCGGTTTCCACCTGTCGCAAATAAGCGATCGACTCGCCGTTGCCGAAGTAGTACGGAATTCGATCCGGCGCGACGATGTTCACCTGCTGCGGATCGATCCCGATGGCATGCTCCCAGAGAGAGACCACCCGCCGGAAATCCACCGGAAGAGAAGCGGTGGACTTAAACCCGATCCCAGTATCCACGCCGGCCTCATCGGCGAGGGTGAGCATGGCATTCTTCACCGAGAACGTCGGATCGACGCGCTCGATGAGCACCGACAGCTCGTCGATCGTGTCGTTGATGAGACGGTCCAGACGGGCATAGGGCTCCGCCTCGCCGGGCGGAGCCCATGCCTGACCGTCATCCCCCAAGTTATCCAGCACGCGCTGGCGAATCTCTCCGAGGTTCATGGGCCGTCTTTACGAGCTGTAGTCCGGCTCGCAGCGCCGCGGCATGTAGTCGATCTCAAGGCCGAGGAACAGCTTGGCCTCGTCGAGACCGACGTCGAATGCCGCCATTTCGACGTTGACGGCCATGAATGCGCCGGCGTCGAGCTGGGCGTGCGTGAGCCAGTTGGCGTTCTTGATACCGCGCGAGCTCTTCTGGATGTCGTACGCGCCGGTCACATCGTCGGCGACGATGACCGTGTCCAGTGCCGCAGGCGCACTGAGCGTCGCGCCCTCGGCGAAGAACTTGGCGAGCGCCAGCCACGTCACAGAATCGTCGGTCGTGGCCGATCCTGAAGTCCACCACACGGTGAACCCGAGCGGCTCGGCTGGATCCCAATGCTTGGGAACCATCATCGCGTAACCGCCCTCGTCGTCGGCTGATTCCATGAGCAGGCCGGCGTATCCGAACGTGCTCACTTCGGCGAGCGGCGGAGCGCCGGCGCCGACGGTCTGGTGTGCCGCAGTCGCTGTCACGGCGACGAATTGCTCTGCGTGAATGAATAGACTCTCACGCTTCCACTCGATGTTCTTATCGCGAATCATTTGCTTCTCTCCCGGTTCATAGTTGACCCCGGCGAACGCCGGATACTTAGGAGTTTGGTTTGCTTGGAAAAGCCGCGCCGGGACCGCCGCGTCCTTACTCACGACGGCCCCGAGCGCGTCCCGTTAGGAGGCACGATGGCCTGGCGACTACTGCTGGAGGTCGGAGAGCAAGCCGTTCGACGCCGGATCGCCGCTGACGATCTGGAGGTACCGACGCCACCCGGCCTCGAACCGGTCGCTGTCGGCGACCTGCTTGAGAATCTGGCCGTCTTCGTCGATGAAGCCGCCCTCGGAGTCGTGGTAGATCGTCCATGTTTCGGTGTCGAGAAACCACATCTTGTTCGCCAGGGCGTACTTGTCGCGCACCACCGGGATGCCGCGGAAGTCCAGCGCCTCGCACCATCCATTGAGCTTCATGGTGTTGCCGTTGTAGCGCTTGTCCGCGACGAGTTGGCCGGCGAGATCGCGCCAGAGCGCGTGGTTCGTCACGATCAGCCTCGTGGTGCCCGGCGAATTCTGTTCGATGGTGTCCACCATCTCCTGCATCAGATCGAGCTTGAGCGGACGCAGCGTGCCGCCGTTGGAAAGCACTTGCGCCTTCCAAAAGTTGTTGGCGGCAACGTTTCGATCGATCCCAAGGTACGTGCCGCTTGCCGATACGATGTTGCTCATGCCGGAGATCGCATCGTCGTACGACCCCTGGCGATAGATGCCGTACCCGGAGCTGATATCGAAATCGCCGATCAGCGGAGTGGCCGCATCAAGCGTGACGAGGTTGCGCGTGGCATCGTTCGGGTCAGTGACCACCGAGACAACGAGCGCCTTGAGGACGCCCTCGGTGCTGATCACGCCGCCGGCCGTCGTGACCACGTCGATAATCATGTTCCGCTTGATGCCGCAGTTGGCCTTGGGAACGCTGAACGCCGTTTCCGACGGTGTCCCGCCGGGAGAGGTCGGCGCCCCCGAAACCTGCCCGGAGCCATCCTGCCAGATGTCGTAGGCGAGGGCGTCGGCGACGTCCTCGATGAGGTTCTTCGCCTCGAAGTCGAGCGCTCGCATCTCCGCCGCATAGCCGGTGCGCGTCGACTTCAGCAGTGCGCCGTCGATCCGGAAGCGCGCATAGAGGCGCTTGTAGTTCGTCGTCGCCCGCGCGGTGAGTTGCTGGTTGGGAGTCGGGAGGGTTCCGGCAGAACTGTAGCCGACGCCGCCGGACCCCGCCGTGTGCAGCGGGATGTTGATCTGGTTGCCTTCCGCCCACGCCTCGGTGTTCTTGTTGAACTTCTGAAGCAGGATGCGGTCGCGGTTTTGCAGCTTCCACATCTTCGGGGTGTAGACCTCGCGAAGTGCGGCGCTGTAGAGTGTTCGGTTTGCGGTGGTAACGAGTGCCATTGCTTCTTTCTCCAAGGGGGCGGGCGGCCATGCGGCCTCGCGAGCTCATGCCGCCTCGCCCCCGAATCCACGTCTGGTTTGAAGTGACTGAAAACAAAAAACGGGGCGCAAAGAAAAAGGGCCGAGTGCGAGTGGAATGCGGCCACCGCACTGGCCCTGCTTCTCTTTGCGTCAATCAGCGGCCGGTGATCAGCCGTCCGTTGATCCGCCCCGTGTTGTGCGTCGGGTGATTACTTCCTTGCGAGCTCGAACTCCTGCGCGAGCTTCATCGCGCGCTTGATCGCAGTGTCGTCTGTGAGCTCCTCGTCCTTGTATTCCGCGAAGTCCATCTTGGGGGGTTCCGTGGCCGCCGAGCCGCGCGCTGAATCGCCGCGCGTTTTCTGATTGGCGATCTTCTTGGCGAGCGACTTCTGCTTCACGCGGCCCTCCCAATCGAGGTACCTCTTGTGGGCCGCACGGAAGGCGTCCTTGGGAGACGTGCCCTTCGCCATCATCTTCCTGGCGTTCGAGCGGACGTAGTCGCTGGCATCGTCATCGTCCGAAATCTCGGAGTGGGCTTCAATGAGCGCTTCCAGCTTGTACTCCTTGAGCTGCCTGTCGACGTACCGCGGCGTGGTCTCGCCGATCTTCTTGGCGAGGTCGAAGGCTTCGCGGCGCGTGAATGGAACGATGTCGTCCTCGCCGGCGGCGGCGTCGTTGCGATTCTTGCGGTCGCCCTGGTCGGATTGCTCCTTCATCTTCTTCTGAAAGCTGTCGAAGCCTTCCGCGGCGTACTCGACGAGCTGCGTGGGCGTGACGCCGGATCGCTTCACGATCTCCAAATACTCGCGCTCGGTGGCGTTCAGACCGGCGTACGGGTCGGCGGTCTTTCCCTTGCCTTCCGCTTCCGACGGTGAACTCTCGACGCCGTCGCCGGGTTCTTCCGACGCGACGTCCTCTGTTTCGATGTCATCCGGCTTTTGATCGTCGTCGATCTGACCGGTTGGCTTCGTGGTGGTTTCTGCTCCCATGCTTCTCTCCTCTTACCCAACGGGTCGCTTCTGAACGCCCAGCCGTGGCGCGCGTTGAGCCCGTTGGCCTTGGACTTGGTTCTTTGGCTGTCTTGGTTCGTAGGTGCCCTGATTGGGCGGTTTGCCGTTTGGCGGCGCCTGCCCGCCGCCTTGCATCATCGGTAGAGAAGCGCCGCCGCCGGGGCCGGGTCCGCCGGGTCCGCCCGGTCCGGGTCCGCCCGGCATGGGCAGTTGCGCCTCTGCGGCGAGCGCGAGACCGATGCGCTGCGCCTCGACTTCCTGACGAATCTGCTTGGCGATGCGGGCCTGCTCGTGGGCTCGAATGTGGACGTTGAAAATCTGCTCGACGCTGTTGTCGACCAACACGCGTTCGCGGTACTTCGCGCTCTTCTGCTCCTTGTGGTGCTCCTCGATGTGCGTCGTGTCGTCATCGCCCTCGGAAAGGGCGACTTCCTGTCCAGTGAGCAGTCGCTGGTTCTCGATAGCGGCGTTTCGTCGATCGACCTTGGCTTCGTCGATTTCGTGCGTGACGCCCTGGCCCATCCACCGGAACACGAGTGCGCGGTCCTCCGGCTTGTCGGGGCGAATCCATCCCCGGGCGGTCAGCATGTCGATGAGTTCCATCATCGTCTGCTGATCCACGGTCGGGCCGAGGTCGCAGGTCACGTTGTACTTGGCGTAGGGAAGATCGGCCTTGGACCAGGTCACGATCTCGGGCTCGTTGTTATCGCCGAGGATACGGACCGTTCGCGCCTCGTCGGCGAACTGGTGCAAGATCGCCATCCACTGCCGGCAGACGTCCCCGAGCCCTTCCTTGAGGAGCCGCATCATGGGCGCGTTCAGTCGCGCGTCGGCTTCCTGGTAGGCGATCGCCTGCTTGCCGGACCGCACCCCGGCCTTGGGCTTTCCGTGCGACGGCGCGTGATTGCGGGAGACGTCCTCGAACGCGCCGTTGACGTTTTGAATCCAGTAGGCGACGTAGGACTGAAGCGGCTCCGGCACCCACGGCTTCACCTTGTCGATGTAGCCTTTGCGGACTTCCACCAGTTCGCCGCGGTGGGTGAATGCGTCGTCCGCCAGTCCGGCGCCTTGCTCGTAGATGATCCGGGGGTCGATCGTGGACGCTTTGTGCTCCGCGATCTGCGAGTGCGTGATGTTGATCTCGGCCTGAATCGACATCAGGTCCGTGACGGTGGAGGGCGGCCAGAATTCCTTCGCGCTGGGGAGTTCGGTGATTCGGACGATGGGGATTTCGCCGTGATCGTACGGGTTCGGCCCCTTCTCGAGTATCTTGCCCTGGCAGGCGACGCACTTGTACCCGGTCTCGCAGGCGCGGCTTCGCGGCCGCCACAGCTTGTAGACCATCGCGTGCTCGTTATCGTTGTGCCACGTCGTGCTGCGGTAGTTCTGGCCTTGATACGTGCTGTAGCCGAGCTGGTCTCGGTCTCCGCCCTCGATGCCCTCGGCCTTCTTGCCGTACTGGAGTCGGATGTCTTCGATCGGCTCGAACGAGCGCGTGATGATCCAAGCCGCGTCCTTCATCGAGGTCGCTCGCGGCGGATTGATGATGTCGAATCCGGTCAGCAACTTGCAGTCGAGATCGCCCTCGCCCACGCGCGTCTGCCCGTCTTCGCTCAGCTCTACGTCGTCGGAGTTCTTGCCAGTGAGCTCGGCGATGAAGTTGCGGAGCCGGTCCGGGATGGACTGGCCGTTGCCCTCGAACGAGGTGTTGGGAAGAACGTCTTCGGCGCCGATGCTGAGCTCGCCGCCGGCGTCCGGGTCCCAGGTGCTTTCGACGAAGCCGATGCCGGTGACAAAGATGATCCAAAGCGCGTTGAGGAACTGCTCGCCTTCCAGCAGGCGGTTCCAATAGTACTTCGCGAGCCGGTCCTGGACGCCCGCGTTGGCGACGTCCTCGTTCTCGGGCGTGGCCGGCGTCACCCGGAAGGTGATCGGTCGCGACGTCACCATGCTGATCCAGTTGAGGACCGCGGGTTTGATGCGGTTGATTTGCAGGGCGATGCGATCGGCCTTGACGTCGTCGGATGGGCCGAGTGCGCCTGTGGTATCGTCCCAGACGGTGAGTTGGTCGCCGGCCGCCCACGCGAGTTGAACCTTGGCGCGGCGCACCCAATTGTGGTGCCGCGCGTCGTGGGCCTGCACCTGTGCGTCGATGAACGCCAGGAGCTCCCCGTCGCTGGGGCGGCCGTTCCAGTTGATGTGATGGACGCCGGCAAAGGCGGAGCCGGAGTCATTCCGGCCCCGCCTTTGCTCGGCGGAGTGTCGTCCGAACGCCACTTGCTTCTTTCCCCCTCAGGAAAGCGTCGTGTGGGTTTTTCGTGGCTACGCGGCTAGTAGGACTTGCTGCCCTTGCCCGCCTTGTAGCCCTTCGCGCTTGAGGACTTCATCGCGTCGCCGCCGGAGTAGCCGTGGCACTGACCCGGCGTGACCGCCGCGCCGCCGGTCGCCGACCAGCTCTCGCCGTCGCGATCTCGCTTCGTACGCTGCTTCTCGCCGTGATGAAGACCTTCGCTCTTGTAGCCCTTCGTGTTCATGGGTTTCTCCCTTATGGCATGAAGTTGTTGCCGAACTCGAAACTGAAATGCACGGTGCCGTCGCTCGGATTGAGCGTTACGGTCCGGCACTGAACGCCGCGCTTTGCCAGCTCTTCCACCGCTGCGCCGGCCTTGGTAATGAACTCGGCCATCGCCTCGGGCGTGAAGACGGTTTCGACCTGCCCCTGTGGAGGATCGACGGCGATCGAGTCACCCGTTGCCATCGTCTGCGACCTCCGCACCGAACTGCTCTTCCCTCGCCTTCTCCCACTGCTCGTCACGCTTCTGTTGCGCGCTCTTGCGCTGTTGGAGCAGTTGCGCCACCCGCTTCATGGATCGGTCCTGCGTGCGGCACGGACCCTCGTCGGTCGGATGAATCTCCAGTTTGTGCATCGCGGCGCGGAGCAGTGCGGCGTCGCGTTCGGAGCGGACCTTCAGGTGCGATTCGCGAGCGTCTACGTCGCGCCGAAGCCGTTGAACTTCGTCTCGCAGCAACCGGTGCCCGCTACGACCCATGAAGAAGCCCATGAGCGTGCCGAGAACGAGCGAGACGGTGATGCCGACCGTCATAGTCCAGATGGGGATTTCCACGATTCTACCCTGCCGCCAAGACATCAGTGGGGTGATCTTCCTGTGGCGGACAGTCGTCATCCGTGACGAGCTTCAAATCTGGCGGCGCTTCCTCGGAGTTCTCCAAGATGATCCGCTGCAAGACCTTGACGGTTTCGGTCAGCTCGAACAGCTTCTCGATCGCCTCGGCCTGCTGAATGACCAGGGCAGTGACCCACTGCATAGGATCGACGACAACCTGAGTGTTTCCGCCGGACCACTTCGCCTTGGCCGCCTCCTGCGCCAACTGCTCGAGCGCCATTCGCATCTGCTGGGCGCGCTCGAGCAGGTTCCCCGTGATCTCGATTCCGCCTCTCGATACGTGGACCGCTTCCTTGGGAGTGCTTTGCTTGCTTGACATCTAGCCTCCTACGACGTCGACTTCGTAACATCGCCGCGCGTACGCCACGATGAGCGACGCCCGGTCGCCTCCCAGACGGGTGAAGGTCAGCCTGAACCCCCAGCCGAGCCCGTTCTCGTGCTCGTCGGTCTTGTAGTAGCGCGTGATGTACTTTGAGCCGTTGAACGCGGCGGCGGCCACGTTGAACGTGTCGATCTTCTCGCTGTCGACCGTGATTCCGTCATACGTCCGGTAGACGTCGACGGTCACGTTCGAGTCGGTCGTGCCGCCGGAGTGAACGGCCCGAACGTGGATGTCCACACCGGCCGCGCCGTCCGTCGGTACGATCGACGAGTTGCCCGGCCCCGCCGCTATGTCGAGCGCGTCGGCGATCTGCAAGGGCGGTTGAAAGCGACGAAGAATCTGACCCATCACTCGGACTCCGTATTCAGGCGACGCATCGCCCGTAGGGCCGGTAGCGATTGGCCCCCGACCGTTTCTGTCGAAAATGTTGGCGGCGCAACACCGCTTGCCGCGCCGTGTCCCGGTATGCCGCTTCCTGGAGGTCGCACGAGCCCGCCGGAAGCCGCGATAGGCCGCGCATTTCACGCTCGACCGATAGTTCCCTCTGCTGCTCAACACTGAGCACGACCGTCTTGTTGATCGGCCGCGTGCCGTCGATGAGCAGATTCAGCCGGCGGATGCCGTCCATGATCTCGTCTCCGCCACCGCCGACCTCGGCGTCATCGAGTGGGTGCTTGTACGGATCGACGAGAAGGTCCATCGCGTTGTAAAGGTCGATGGACTTGCGACGCGATCGGTCGGCAACCGTTCCGGCGAGGTCTTCCCCCTTCGGGCCCCGCTTCCACTTGGCTTTCTCCCAAGGCTCGCCCGGAACCCACCCGCTCAGTTTGTGGATGTCCTCGATGTCGTGCAGGTCCGTCCGCCCCTTGCCCGTCGAGTCCTCGACGTAGAATTCCCGGTAGAGGTGAACGTGGCCCTGCATGTCAAAGTACATGACGGCGTACCGGAGCGCGTCGCAATTGCTCACCAGGATTCCGTTCGCGAGATGCGTGCCGTGCTCGGTCGCGATCGAGTAGACCTTGACCGGATCGGGGAGCTTCTCGACCTTGGCGACCTTGGCCCGGCGCATCCCGATGATCGGCATTTCACGGATTGCCTTGGGGTCCGGCCGCAGGTCCCACGCGGTCAGGGGGACCGGCGTCGGCAGCGGGGTCAACTTCTTCTCTTTCTTCGTGAGCCGCTGCTCGTCGGGGATCGACTTCTTGCGCTCGCCCGGGGCGCTTCGCCTTGCAAGGAACGTGCGCCGCCACTCGTCGTCAGGGGCGTAGACGCAGGCATCGTCTTGGTCGGTGAGTTCGTCAGCGCGGCAGAATCCGCCGTCGGCAAGGGCGAACGGGTGGTCTGCGGTGCAGCGCACCCAGCGTCCGTCTTCGAGCGTGACCTGGAGGACGGGCTTGATTCCGGTGGGAGTCGATCCGACTTCGACATACGCCCAGCCGCGATGCGTGCGCACGATGTCGCCGCGCCGGATGTCGTCGATCGACTTCTCTCCGTAGAGCATCGTCTCGATCATCGTCCCCGCCGGGAAACAGGCGTGATCGTCGAGCTTGACGGGCCGATCCTTGCCTCGCTTCTTGCGGGCCTTCTCGTCGAAGTGGTAGGCCAGCATCTCGCGGTTGAGGTTCACGCACGATGGATCGACGGTGAACCCGGGCGCATGGTCTCGCCAGTGTGCCACCCACAGGCACGCAAACGGGGAGACATCGCCGAAGTCGATGCCGCGGTGCAGTTCGGCGTGTTCCCAGTGAAGGTTCAGATCTGCGGCGACCTGCTCGAATGTCCGCACGTGGCGGTCCGGATCGAAAGACGGATAGCATCGCCCCTCCGCCATCATGAATGCTTCCGCCGGCGTGTTCGGCAGTTCACGTTTCAGGCGGACGGGGTTGTTGGATAGACGACGTTCCTCGGAGGCATACCATTCGTCGGTGCGATCGGGGACAGAACGCCACGACAGGAAGATCGGGTAATACTTGTTCTCCGGCGCGTTGCTGAATACTTCATAGAAGTCGCCGTACATGCCGGCCGCGGTCGAGATCGACACGATCTGTCCGTCGGATCGCTCGACGGAAAACTCGCAGCCTTCCCGAGACTCCTGCGCCTGCGGAATGTAGGCGTGCTCGTCGAAGATGATCAGGTTGACCGTCATCGAGCGGCCGGCGGCGTCACTGCCGGCGATGGCCGTCAGGATGCTTTCGCCGTCGGGGTGTCTGAATGACAACTCGAATCGATTGTTGTCCTTCATGGGAATCTGGAGCCACGGCGGCAGGTTCCTGTAGATGAACCGGACACGGCGCAGAAACGCCTTCGCGTAGCTCTTGTCCTGCTGGAGCACGACGACCTCGAAGCCCGGCTTGGTAATCATGCACCAGACGACGTAGACGGCGACGAGCCACGTGATCCCGCACTGACGGGCCTTCAAGCAGACCAGCCACTTGCCCTCGTTGAGCAGCGTGCTGATCCAGCGCTGATCCGGGTATCGGCCGAAGCGGATGGCGCGGCGGGTGCGCTTGTCTTCGATCTTCGCGTAGTCATCGCAGAAGACGTCGAAGGACCGCACGACGGCGGCGAGTCGTTCTGGAATGCCGATTGCTGTGGCGACCATCCTAGTTTGTCTTTGCTCGGTTCAGTCTCGAGATTTGCTCGGCGGCCCACTTGCCGTCGTACGCTTCGGGCTCTTGCGGCTCGTCGTTGCCGGCCTCATTGGCCGCGGACTTCGTCGCCGACTTGCCGTCAAGCCAGAGGATCAGACGCGCGGCGCGGAAGAATCGCTGGCAGATCGGGCAGAGGGCGCGAGACTTCCCTTCCGGCGCGTGGCACGTGCAGCCTTGCGGGTAGGACTCCATGACCCGGCAGGCTGCCTGACGCACGAGGTCCCGCGCGTCGGTCTGCGAACGGCGGCGGCCGTAGCCGGGCGGAGGATTGACGAAATCGAGGTCCCCCTCATCGGCTGCAAGCGGGATCTCCGGGATGCAAAACGACGAGTCGGCCCCGGGAGTCGAGTCCTTCCCGGCGCCCACAGAGCCGGCAGTGTAGTCGCTGCCATTCGAGCCCTGGCGGGGAATCGTTTGCTTCCCGGGTTCCACAGTTCGGACATGTGATCCAGTATCGCCGGCGGTGTTCGTGATCTAACTCCTCGTGCAGCAAGGAGTTCCATCGCTTCCGTAGACCTTTAGTGGAATTGGCGCTACTGGAATTTTTGGCGGGCATTCGGCGAAATCCTCCACAACCTCTTGTGCCACAAGAGTTTATGAAAGAATCTTGCGCCTGTAAAGTTGGCGTGTTATTTCGGCGGCGATTCGTCAGGCGGATCGGCCGAGGGGTTCTCCCCGGGCCTCGTCACTCATTCGCTCGTCGCCTTGGGTGGGAGCACATCGAACTCGTCGAACTCGTCGATATACTCAAACCTGCAACTCGGGCACCGCACATGGTCCGGAACCTCGGGATGCACTGGCTCCAGTGTGGCGCGACAGTTCGGGCACAGGCGCGGCTCTTCGGCATCTTCAGGCAACCTGTCGCTCATCGCAACAACCTCCTCCACCACGGCGGGTTCAGAAACTCCTGCTTCGTGCACGGCCGCTCGATCCATTCGGTGAACGCGGCCCGCAGGCTCTCCGGGTTTTTCTGAAGGAACGGCTTCGGCGGCTTGTTACGACGCAACAGCCAGCGGAAGAAGCGGCGCGTGCGCGAGGAGTGTCGCGTGACCTGAATGCCCAAGAACTCGCCATCTTGGTACAGCATAACGGCTTTGTCCTTGGGCCGAATCACGCCGTTCGTTTCCATCCAAGACTTGACGTACTGCTCGACCCGGGACGCCCTTGCCATCCCTTCCTTGTGGACCGCCTCATTGATCTTGTCGATCGGGGACGGCGCGAGCCCTTTTCTGTCTACCACGAACGTGTTCCATAAGCCAAGGCTATAGCTCAGCCCCGATAGTCCGGCCGCTGCGGCTCCACCTCCGTACCAATCCTGCATTGCGTCACGAGCAGCCACAGCTTGCCGGCGGTTCACTCGCTCCACGAAATCCCGAGACATCTTGTCGGTGAGGTCCGAGACTGCTCCGCGGCTCAACACGTAGGCGTTGAGGGCCCCCATGAAGCGCACCGTGGCATCTGAATCACCCCATGTGAGTTTGTCGGTTGCATCCGTGTACGCCCGCAACAACTCCTCGGGCTGGATCATCTTGAGCGGATGCAACGTTAAGTATAGCGGCGCATCAGCGGCCAACTTTAGCAGCCGCCCTTCCCACCAGAGCTCCTCGGGCGGGGCTGGGAGTTCTAAAACGCCTTCGCGCTCCGGCTTGTGGGCCTCGACGTAGGCGCGGAGATCACAATGGAACTTGTTGTACTCGGCCCGCAATTCAGGAGTGCACCTCTCGAATGTCCAACTCAGCGGCCCGGCGTAGTATATGGATTCAAGGCTCTTCCCGATCTCGCGCAGCAGTTCTTCATGGTCAACGACGAGGTGATCAAAAGTCCCGTAGTGCCAATCAAAAGTCCCGTAGTGCCACGGAACGCCATCCTTCGTGACCATGTACACCCCCGCGCCTTCCCATCGCAGGCTCTCGGGCGGCATCGGCAACGACACGTCTCCGCGCGCTTTCAAGGAGTCGCGACGGTGCCATTCACGTTGTGTGCGACAGAGGAATTTCCCAAGCGACTCGAGGCTCTCCCATCGCACGAACTCGAAAGAGACCCAGCCGTCTCGCTTCTCCCACCCGTAACGGCCGCCGGAGCGCTTCCAACCAAAGCCCCTGAGCAACTCTTCCTTGCAGGCCCGCGAGAACATCTTGCGCTCAAGATGTAGGCACAAATCGGGCGGCAAATTGCGCGAATATAGAAGCACCCGTACCTCGTCGAGCGATCCGCGACTGTACACGTCCTGGTCGGTGAGGACATCCTTGCCGTTGGTCCAGCAACACCGCTGTTCGTCTCGCCACCACGCCATTACGCAAGCTCCTTCAGGGTCCAATCGGGCACGCGATGCACGGCGGCGCCACCGGCGGTAGATTCGTCGCCGCCGGCGCCGGAGTAGAACCGACGATCAGCAGCAGCAACCGGATCAACAGGTCGATGAACACGATCTTCCCTTTCTTTCGGAAAAAAGAGCTTGACAACGAGCGTGAAGTTATCGTATGGTCAGCCCCGTGCTGGAGCAAGGACAGCTCCAGGCAGTTTTCGCCCCCGAAACCGCAATTTTGGCGAAGGCGTGCTGGTGACGCCGGATGGTCGTTGGACACAGACTTCCCCTCCGTCCCATCCCGTCTGGGACGGATTACCCGGACCGGGCCCGCTGCTCCGACCGCGCGGGCTCGGTTTTTGAGTTTTGCGCCGCTGAACGCTGTGCCGGAAGCATCGCGGCTCTTGGCCGGTGAGCGTTCGGCCTACTGTCCAGCCGGTCCCGGCCCCGGACTGGAAAGCCGCGAAGGGGCATTTTGAAAAGCTGACTCAAGGTCGGCGGCGAGTCAGCCGATAGGTGGATCATCAAGGTCCTGACCGACCCCGCACTCATAGATTGATTAGCGAAGGTCCGGCTCGTCCGGAACCCTCTGCCCCGGCGATTCTCGGTCAGGACCCGCCGGGGCTCTTTTTTGAGATGAACACCATGCCGTGGATCAAGATGCGTTGCGACCTGATCGACCATCCAAAGGTGATTGCCATTCACCGGTTGGTTCGCGACGCGCGACCGACGCGCGACCGACGCGCGACCGACGCGCGACCGAGCGCTCGCGAGCGCTCGAAAATCGCTCACGAAGCGCTCGTGAGCCGCAACGACGCGTTTGCTGCGCTCTTTCGGCTGTGGTCGAGCGCTCGAAATCACGGGGATTTGGTTGGCGACGACCTCTGGTTGGAACACAGTTCACTCTCTGATTTGGACGACATTGGAGGCCTGAATGGCCTGGGGTCGGCGATGGAAAAAGTGGGTTGGGCCCGCGTAGAAACCTCAAAAACGGGGATTTCGCTCCCTAAGTTCAGGGAGTTCAACTTCCCCAAGAGCAATGTGGAACGGTGTCAGGAGTGGAGAGAAAAAAACCGACGCGCAAACGACGCGCAAACGACGCGCTCAACATCTCCTCTACTCTACTCTACCGATCCGGTCCGACCCAGTAGTAATAAACCGATCCGATCCGATAGCGGCCGGACCGGCTCAAATTCTTTGGTCGGACCGGATAGTGCCCCAAAGACTCTTGAAGCGTTTACCGACCGAGTGACGGTCGCTGTCCTTAACGCTTTGAAGCTCAGTTCCAACCAGCGCACCACCCAGCGAAGACCGATCGGCGCCGTCGCCCGTAGAATCTGGCGCCTCGAAGATCGGCTCAAGCAAGCGGCATTGGCCGTGAATCTCGCCAAGGAAAAGGCCGGGGCCGGCCTGGATAACCCCGTAGCGGCCTGGCAGGCGGAAGCGAACCGCCTTTGGCCGAAGGAGGAGCGATGAAACGAGGACAAGTCTTCGTTAGAGCCTTAGACCCTGAAGGCAAGTGGGGAAATGCCGATGTTCTCGACTTGACGGATGAGTCCTTTCGTGTGTTTGTCGTAGGACGATTGATGGCGTTCCATCAAGTGTCGTACGTCGAGGATCAACTGCTCGTCGAGCCGGACATTGTGCTTCACACCAAGGTGTGTTTCTCGGGGAATGGCGATCCCGAGCCGGTAAAGCACGCCGATCCGAGAAGGCCGCTCGGTTACTGAAGGGGAGCGCCAAACATGCGGTGCCAATCGTGCGGCTCTGACAACACGAACGTGATCGACTCTCGCGAGTCTAAAGACGGCCTCCAGATTCGCCGTCGTCGCGCGTGCCTGGACTGCCAATGGCGGTTCACGACGTACGAGAAGGCCGTCGACGAACGGCCGATCCACGGCCCGACGTTTAACGTCGTGCGCAAGGAGATCGAGACCGTTTTGATGAAGCTCAGCGATTCGATGCTTCCGGTTCGCGAGCCTGAGTCTGAGTACCAGATTTGAAGGAGGAGCGCTAAATGCTGGCACTGAGTCGGGCCTGGGGGAAGTCCATCGTGCTCATCAAGGACGGCGAGGTCATCGCACGGGTTCGTCCGCTGCGGATGAATCACCAAAGCACGCAGGTCGTGCTCGGGTTCGAGTGCCCGAAGGACGTGACGATTCTGCGCGAAGAGATCATCGACAGGGCAGAAGAGATCATGGATCAGTACAAGGAAGGGGCCACGGATGGCTGCGACGAAAACAGAACCGCCGCGAACAAATGAGCGCGTCCCGCCGCAGGACCTCGACGCGGAGATGGCCGCGATCGGCTCGATGATGATGAGCGCCGATGCGATCGACGAGGTTGCACAGGTAATCTCGGATTCGGCGGCGTTCTACGTCCCCGCGCACCAGAAGTTGTTTGAGGTCTTGTGCGATTTGCGCGAGGCCGGGAAGGCCATCGACATAATCATCGTCTGCGACGAACTCCGTCGCCGCGAACTCCTTGAATACGTCGGCGGTCAGGATTACATGATCCAGCTTGCCGAGAGCTTCTCCGAGTGGAGCAACGCAACCTACTACGCCCGTCTGGTGTGGGAAGCCTACCAGAAGCGCTCCATCATCCGCATCGCGTCACAGCTTGTTGAGCAGGCGTTCAGTCCAATGGCCAACGCCGTGGACCTCGTGGCCGAGTACGCACCACAGCTCGACGGAGCCAGCACGAAGATCAACTCCGAACCGCGGACGTTGGCTGAGATCGCCGACGACCTTCCGCAGTGGTGGGAGCGGACCCGTAGCGACTCGATCCTGACCGGCATCACGGCGCTCGACGACTCGCTCGGCGGATTCGAGCGTCCGAGCTTCGTGATCGTCGGGGCGCGTCCGAGGGTTGGAAAGAGTTCGTTTCTTCTCCACCTAGCGAAGCAGGCTGGCGCTGCCGGGATCCCGGTCCTGTTCTTCATCCTCGAGGCCGGCGAGAAACGCACCGCGCAGCGATTCGCCTCCAACCTTGCGAACATGACCACCGGATTTCTCCGGCGCAACGCATCGCCCGAGGATCGGCGCTTCGCGGTCGACGTCGTTCGCGGAAGCCCCGGTGCCAGCAACATCTACCTCAGCGAAAAGCACACGACGCTGCAAGACATTCTCTCTCTGTCGCGGCTCTACATCCGTCGCCGCGGCGTCCGCATGGTCCTCGTCGACTACCTCCAGATCGTGCAGTACGTCGGCAAGACGCAGACCCGAGACCTCGAGATCGGGAAGATCAGCCGCGGCTTGGCTCGGCTCGCGCTCGACAACGACGTTCAGGTCACGGCCGCCGCGCAACTGCTTCGCCCGGATCGAAATAAGAAGACAGAGGGCCCGCCGAAGCTGTCCGACCTGCGAGAGTCCGGCAACATGGAGCAGGACGCCGACGTCGTGATCCTGCTGCACCGGCTCATATCGGACCGATACAGCGAGCGCATGATAAAGACCGTTGACCTCGACGTCATCGTAGCCAAGAACAAGGACGGCCCGACGCCGGCGTTCACGTTGAGATTCAACCAGCCGACGTTCTCGTTCGAGGACGATGCGGCCGTTGCCGAAGACCCGGTCCCGGAAGGAGAGATCGCTCCGATTCCACAGGCCGCGGAAGACCTTCCGTTCTGAGAGGATTGCCATGCCGACCACCCAGAAGTGCCACGATTGCGGGAACGTGTTCTCGCTGGTTCAGCTCGACTACTGCCCGAAAGACAAGCACCTACTCTGCAAGCGCTGCATCCGCGGGCACGACTGTACCGCGAAGCGTCAGGCCGCCGAGCCGGCGCCGAAGCAATTCGACCCCGACGCGCTGATCGGCGCCACAGAGACGGAGAAGCCGGCCTCCGAGGCCCAGGCGGCTTTCGAGATCGTCTCTCGGGAATCTGTGCCGGCCGGATACGTCCACGCCGCAGACCCGGATGTGGTCGCCATGCTCGAGCGCTTACGCGCCATGAAGAAGGGCGAGGCCATGCGGTGCAAACTGCCCACGGAGAACCGAGCCCGCGTTAACCGCAAGGCGAAGATCAAGAGCTTCTTGACCAGAGCCAAGTTCAAGTTCGCGTCGTCGTCCGATTTGGATTTCCTCTACCTATGGCCGAAGTGAAGAGCATTCTCGCCGAGATCGCGGCCGAGCGTTTGGCCGAAATGTGGGCGGACTGGGAACGCTACGACTCGCGGCTGATCTCGTACGAGAAAGAGTTGCTCGCGACAGGAGACTGAGGCGTTTGACCCAAGTCGACATCCATCAAGGCGACGCACTGACGGTGCTACGCACACTGGAGCCGGCCAGCGCCCATTGCTGTGTGACCAGCCCGCCATATTGGGCCCTGCGCGACTATGGCACCGGGCGATGGGAAGGTGGCGAGGCCTCCTGCGATCATGTGCGCAATCACGGCGTGCAAGGGCGCAATGGCCAACGCGCCGATCGCAGCTTTACCGGGCAGTCGGTCTACGGCGAAACATGCGGCAAGTGCGGAGCGTCGCGCATCGATCAGCAGATGGGGTTGGAGGACACGCCGGCGGAGTATGTGGATAAGATGGTCGCGGTGTTCGCCGAGGTCCGCCGCGTACTGCGCCACGACGGCACGCTGTGGCTGAACATCGGCGACAGCTACGCGAATGATGGGAAGTTGGGCGGAGAGACGGGAGGCAAGCAATCCTATCTCGGCGATGCCGACCGTAAGCGTGTCGGCCGCGAGAAAAGGCGCACGGGGCTCAAGCCCAAGGACCTCGTCGGCATCCCCTGGATGTTGGCCTTCGCCCTCCGTTCTGACGGCTGGTACCTGCGGCAGGACATCATCTGGCACAAGCCCAACGCCATGCCAGAGAGCGTGAAGGACCGCTGCACAAAAGCGCACGAGTACATCTTCCTGCTAAGCAAGTCGGAGCGATACTACTACGACGCCGAGGCGGTGGCGGAGCCAGCGTCCGGCGTATCCGGCGGCGCATCCTTTGGGCCGCAAAAGAAAATCGTTGTGCCCAGCGGATGGGGCGTCGGAAAAGAGCCGCGAACGTCCGTTGAGCTGCTGATGCAAGGTGAACGGCGTCCGCCAACCTACCAATCTCGCACTTATGAACGGCCAGTGTATGAGAAGCGAAACCGTCGCTCTGTCTGGACGGTGCCGACGAGGTCCTACAAAAAGGCCCACTTCGCTACCTTCCCGCCCAAGCTGATCGAACCCTGCATCCTGGCCGGCTGTCCTAAGGGCGGAACGGTGCTCGACCCGTTCATCGGCAGCGGCACGACGGCGACGGTCGCGCAACGACTGGGACGCAACTGCGTCGGACTCGAACTGAACCCGGAGTACATCGACCTGGCGAACGAGCGGCTGCGCGGGAACCAACTGGAGCTAATCGCGTGAAGGCGAGACGCCGCCACCTCACCAAATCCGCCGCCCAGCTCCGGCACACGGCGCGCCGAGCAGCCCAGCGATTCGGACTCGGGCTCGACGCCAAACTGCTCAAAGAGATCGTCCAAGACATCCAACCCGATGTTCATCCGTCCCGGCCAATCAGTGACCCTTGAAGGCGAGGGCGCATACCTAGCGATGGCCTGGCGGTAGGCACCAACGCAACCGGCTGGTTTCACGTGAAACGAGAGTCGCCCCAGAATTTCCTCAAGAGTCCGCTTGACTCCAGCCGACAGTAGGCAGTAGGTTGGCCGAGCAACCGACCGCTCTCATCCGCTCCCCATAGGAGCAACCGTTTCACCGCCCGCGGCTGCTCGGCCCTGCGGGCACTTTTTTTGCGCTGGGGCTGTTGGCCTCGCCAGCCCCGACATCCCAGCAGTCGGACGCCATTCCCGACCGCCACCCGGCAAACACCGGGACCAGAATGGCCGCGAAGTGAGACCAGGCGCGTCGAAGGCTGGTAACTCAGACCGGAAAGATCGGAGCCCCGGGCGCACCCGGCGGGGCTCGGCAGGGAAGGTTTGGTAGGACCGGCCAACCCCAGCGGCGACGCAACCGCACGAGTTTCCGGCTAAAGCCCAATGAACCGAGGCTTGACAAACGTATCGGAACGCCCGGGTGCCCTGTACCAATAACCTCCCACCCCTGAAGAACCATCGTCCAGCCCCGTCCAGACGGGGGTCCCAAAGAGAAACCACGCTTCCCTCTTTCACCTCGACACTTCTCCGGCCACTACCAGCCACTTTCTCCCACCCGCGTATGTCTCGACAGGGGGATATACACAGCCGCCGCCGCCGTCGTCGCGGGACTCCGAAGCCCAACGGGGGGTCCCAAAGCCCCTCGCGCACGCGCACGCGGTGGCCCGCGACGGTGTCCCCGGGGCGTATCTCCCCCCGCCCGAACGCCACGAGGTAAGATGGGTGGGCAGAGTGCCCATTAATCCTCTCGTGCTGAACGTCTCACGCCCCTGCTGACAATGAGTGCAACAGGATACACCTTATCGGACCCACGCCGAAGTGGGCTCCGAGGGTGGCCCAGGGACTTTGTGAACATTGTGAAATCGCGCGCAGGGAACAGTCGGACGGAGTGAACGTAAGTCCTTATAGAATAAGAGGTTACGTTCATTTTGCCACTGTACCTTGACTTACTGCGGTCCTGTGTCACACTTTGGTTGTGCGGCGAGTGAGCACGCACGCCCATCCCGGCGGGGTGCGCCGGGGGCAAGTGAAGGAGACGACGGATGGAAACAATCGAGCGGACCAAGTGGGGCAAGGCGGAATACGTCGGCGTGTATCTGTCGCCGCGGGGATTTGCGAATGAGGGCAGTTGCTACCTTGCGTGCGCTGGCGATCCCGAGGCGGTCGCGAGACTCCAGGCGCTTGTCGATGCTGAGCGCATCCCCGGATCAACAACAGACGGACGGATCGCGTACTGGATGGCCACGAGGGCGCTACAGGAGCATCTTGGATCGTGCGGCGGATGCGTTTTGACGATCGACGCTAACGGCGTCGATGACGTGATTGAGGTTTGAGGTATGCACGCCGATCCGGGCAAGTTCAGCCGGGGGGCAAGTAAAGGAGACGAAAATGACGAGCGTCCAAACACTGCTAGACCTAGACACCGCAGGCCTCGCCGATTACGACGATGAGGAGAGGGAGTTGCTTGCTCGCCTGGGTGGCCGCGACGAGCGAGCCGGATACTCGGTCGCGGAGCGTGCGGCCATCGTGCGCATCGCTGATCGCTTCCACGATGCGGATTTGGAGGCGTTGCGCGAGGCGATGCACGCCGATCCGGGCAAGTTCGGAGTTAGTCTCTAGAGTCCTTTACGGGGGGCGGGCGTTGGCCCGGCTGGCGTCCGCCCCTTGCCGTAATCAGCCGGGGGCAAGTGAAGGAGACGACGATGATAACGACTGATGCATACCGAGTCTACAGGGTGGGGGATCGCGGGGCTATGGTCTCCAATGTGCCAACTGGCATGTCGGCAGACGTTGCCCTGTTGACGGCGGCAAAACAAAAAATGTTGTATGCGGCGGTGCCGCTGGAGTACGAGTTGGCAGCCGAGGAAGCAGAGGAAAACGGCGACCAGTACACCCACGTCGTCCGCGTGTACGCGCCCGATGGACGGGGACCTCGATCCACACGGCTCTACGATACCTGGCGCGTGGCCGCCGGATTGCCTTGGTCGGCTCAATGATCCCTTTACGGGGGTCGGGCGCAGTCCGGCCCGGCCCCTTGCCTTCGCGGCTTTTTTTTGCGCGGATTTGGTGGCTGACTCTGGGTCAGCTGAGAGCGTGCGGTAAACGAAAGGGAATGACAATGAGCGATCGGTGTCATCTGCGGATGCGCGTACTCCGCAAGGATTGGGAGGCTGGACGGTACGCGGACTATTTCGGGCCGCCGAGCAAGGCCTCCGCCGGCTCTGCGAGGCCGAACTATCCGGCGTGCGATGGCGATGCGGACTCGCCAAAGGCACCCCGTGCATTGGGAGTCAACTGCCTGGCTTGGAGGCGCATTCGAGCCGATGGCGAGAGTTGCGGCGAGCACCAGCGCGAAATCGTGCTCCGGTACGGGCTCGGCCTGCCGCGCGCTCATTTTGCGCTCAAATCGCGCTCAACCTCGCCAAATGGACTGAAGCAGAGTGCGATCGCTCGATGAGCGGGGCATGAGCACTCTTTCAAAGAAGTTCGTCTCGCTAGACGTGCTGGCTACCAGCTTGGCCCTGCCGATGGCTTGGCTGCGAAAGCAGGCCGATGCGGGGGCGGTCCCGTGTTTGCGCATCGGACGGCGACGCCTCTTTGACGTTGAGTCCGTGCGAGCCGTCTTGTCGAAACGAGCAGCGATGAATGTGTCTGAGTCTGAGCCGGCCAAGGATTGAAACGCGACGACCCGCCGGCCAGGGCGGGTCGCGCAAGAGGAAATCATTGAGCACCTGCCGGGGCTTGCGGAAAGAGCTTGACGGCCAAGGCTGTAGCGGGGGAGGTGTAAACGTGAGCGCGTACATCGTCGAAGACTCGACCATTAACCGGATTGTCACCTGGATTGCCGAGCTACCAGACCGCAACTCCGGGCCGCTGCGATACTTGGGGCGCAGCCTTCCTATCCAACTCCCGATAGGTTGTGAACGGCGTGAAGCCGCTGAGAAGCTCGCACGCGACCTGCTCAGCATGAACATAGCGGCGGTCCACGCCCGATACGGCGAAGCCGATTCCATGATGCCGGATGAGCCGTTTACGTTCGCCTGGGAACACTCGGGCGATGAATGGCAACTCCTGAAATCCTTGACGTGCTACCTGTACCAATGCTCCGAGGGTGACGTACCACAACGGGAACTCTTCAAGCAGCTTGACACTTTCCGGGCGCAGGTCGCGGAAGCTCTCGCAACCAGCGTCCCGCAATACCAAGAAGCGCAGTGGGCGTAAGCGCAATGAACCCCTAGGGGGGGGGAAGAGCCGGACGAATGGGCTCTCCCCCCCTTTAACCTTCCCCCCAAATCAGGAGGCACCAAGGATGGCAGAGAGCACGGTGAAAGTAGGACCCCCGGATCCTGCGGACACGTTGCAGTTGATCCGGGACCAGGAGCTTGCGATCCAAGCGGCGGAAAACTACGTCGCCCGCAAGGCACAGGAACTAAAGGACGCCAAGGGCGCTTTGGCGGCCGCGATTCGCAAAATGCGCTCGATCGTGAGCGATGAGGAGCCGCTCTACTCGGTGCCCACTCCACCGAAGCCGGTCGAGGAAGTCACGCCGGCTGACGACATGTGGCGCGCAGTGGACATTGCCGACCTCGACGGCTTGACCGCGAAGGATCGCGAGTTTCTGGCCGCAAAGGAAATCGTGACGATCGGCGCGTTGGCTGACTACACGAAGGACCGTCAGCTTACGGACATCGAGGGCATCGGCGAGGCCCGAGCCAATCGGATCGCGGACGCGCTCGAGAAGTTCTGGGCGGACCGCAAGGCACCAGAAGCGCCATTAGCAAAAGCCGACGACAACGCCGAGGAGCCAGCCGAAACAGCGGCCGCTTGATTCACTCGCCGCACCGGCGCGGGCGCACACGGTCAAGCGTCCTTCGTCCGGCCGCCGGGCCGGACGCGCCGATTATGGACGCCCACGGAATCCTGGTATCCGACAAGCCGATGACGCCGGCAGAAGCGCACCGCGCTTGCGTCTCGGAGATCGCCCGCATGGAGCGGCTGCTCGGCTTTCGCGGCTGCGGCCACAAGTTCCCCAAGGGCTGGAAGCGGTGCGCGCAGAGGTACCTCAAGGAGCTGCGCGAGATGCTTCCGGACCTGAAAGCGAGAGCGAGATGAAACTCCCTGCGTGCCTGTACTGTGAGCGGCCACTAACGATCGAGGAATGGCTGCACCCGGCCCGCGACGCCAACGGGGACGAGTGCCTTTGTTGTTGCGAGTGCGACATGGAGCAACACTACTTCGCCTGCTGTCTATGCCGGGAGTATTCGCACGAGGCCGATAAGCCGCCCTTGCTGGTCGTAAGCGATCCGGGCGTGCCGGATGACATCGCCCCCGGAGTGTTCCGCATCACGCAATACCCGTTCTGTACGCACGCACTCATTGGTTCCGGCTGGCTGCACTCGAATTCTGTTGTGCGATTGGCTGATCTGCCTGCTGGCGTCGACACCGACGGCTACCCATGCGGCTTTGTCTGCTGGGAGTGCCAGCAGCGGTTCTGGCCGCGTTGGCGACGAACTGCATGGGCGATCTGGCGTGGAATAAGAGCGTGGGCGTGGCGCGTGCGGGCGTTTGGCGTTGATGATGGAGCGCTTATTTGTCCATGAAAAAGAAGTAGCCCCCGCGCGCCGTGAACGCCGGGGGCTTGGTCCCCTAACCCGAGTGAGGAGTCGAGGACAATGACGAAGCGTAACGCAGTACGCCGGGCCTGCAAGGCGGTCTGGCGCGGTATCGAGTTGCTGGCGCTCGTGGTCGCCGGGGCAATCATCATCATCGGCGTGGCGGCGCTGTTCATGCTCGCGCCGGTGGCAATGTGGTAAAGGTGACGAGGATATGAGCAGAGCTTTTCATCTTGGTGACATCCTGAGCGTGACCGGAGACAAACTGGTTGCGCCGAGAGGCATGCAGGGGATTTACGATCTCTGCGGCTACCTGACTAGGCAGTCGCTGCACACCCATCAACTCGTACATGCGCAAAGCAACACGACGCGCCACCTGAAGGATAGAACATGAAAAAATATATATGCGCTATCGTGCGTTTTGAGATTTGCGAGGACGAAAGTGTTTGTGGTTCCGATCTGAATAGGCTCCAGGGGTGGCTTGAGGACACGCTAAACGGTGCGCCGATGGACGAGGAAGTTGGGTTTCCTGATTCCGTGGAATCTTGTGCCGACGTGATCAGTCTCACCATAGAACAGGACAGGCCGAGGGCTTGAGCATGGAAACCCCCAAAAACACTGGGCGGGTGAAAGCGTTCGGCGTACCAAGTGGCCGCGTCGTAGTGATCGAGGCACGCCGAGGCGGAAGGATCGCGATGGAAAATGACCAAGAAATACGCAATTACCCTTCGCCGCCCAACGGCGAGCGGCATGGGCGGACCTGACGAGGACGTGAGGATCGTCGAGGCTCGCAGTCTCAAAGAGGCGCAGGCGATAAGCGATGCAGCAGCTCGCGATGAGGGCTGGACTTGGTCGCTTAAAGCAGTCCGATACACAGAGGAGGAAATGACGTGACGACGGAATCGAAGCACTCGCCGAGCTTTACACCCAATGAGATCATCAGCTGGGTGCGCCGCCACTTGGGCGCGGTTACGGAGCGGATAGTGCGACAAGAGATGACCCGACAGGGGGACGCGGAATTTCTCGCGGACCGACTACGCGACAGCGCCCACTACCTCGCCGAGCGCGACGCGCTGCTCGCGGCGTGCAAGGCGGCGCTTGCCGGAATCGACCAAATGGGCAGCGACTGGAGCGATGAAACAGGGCAAGTTTTGCGCGACGCGATCGCCAAGGCAGAGGCCTCCGGTGCTTGAAGGCCGCGCCGCAACCGAGTGTTTCAAGCTGCCGCCCCCGAAGCGGCCCGGGCCCAAACCGAAGCCGCGCAGCCTCGCGCAGCGCACCAAGGACGTCGACCGAGTCATCCACCGCATGCAACGGGACGGCGCCGACTTCCGGAACATCGTCAGCCAGGTCGCCAAGGAGGCCAGAGTTGCCCGCGGGTTCGCCCGCAAGCGGCTGAAGGAACTGGGAGCCTATGTCAAACCACGTCGCTTTGTGTGACGCGCTCTGCCCGGCGTGCCGGCGCAAGGCCGAAGGCTACTTCCGCCGGATGGCGGAGCGCCGCAGTGCCGGCCGCCGCAGGCACGCCCAGGAGCTCGAGCAGATTCGGCAAAAGGTCGCCGACGTCCGCGAGGCCCTCGGCTGCGACTCCATCCCGGAGTTCCGGGACGTGCTCCGGGTGCCGAAGCGGAAGATCGCGCAAGCGCTCGACATGCGGGGCCGACGGAAGTGGCAAGCTCGCCGACGGTTTCGCATCCTCAACGCCCTTCGGGCCGGCACGTCCAGGCAGGACATCGCCCAAATGGTCCACGAGTACCCATGCCGGCTGAACAAGATCATCGCCTGGGGGGTCCGCAACAAGATCATCAAGCTCGACGAGCACGGAGAGGTCATCCCGGACCGCTGAGCCCAATCTAGCCGACACTTCACCCGACACCGAAGCCGACACCTCGGACGACGAATGCCGAGAAATATAGGCAATTCTGCGCGCCGAGCTAACGCTACTACCCGACACACACCCGACACCTCCCGGTAATGGGCCACCAAACTCAGTTGTCGACAAAACGTCGACAACTCGACACCGGACCACACGTTCGGCATCGCCCTAACAGACAGTGCCAGATTCGTGCCACAGTTTGGGAAGAATACGGTAGGCATGGGCTCCTATGTGCCGTCGTCGGGTAGTCGCGTAAGTGCTGTGTTCCCAGTGGTTTACGGCCGAAAACGCCGTTTGGAGTGAATGGGCAGAGGCGGACTTGAACCGCCGACACACGGATTTTCAGTCCGTGCCGCATGCCGCGTAAGCTATTGTCAACACTGGACTTACGTCGTTTCGTCTCCTGGTCGTGCCACGTCAGTGCCAGCCGACATCGCCCGAACGATGGTCATGGCCTTGCGCCGCTCGCCCTCGTCGTCGTGAATGTAGCCGAGCGCTACCGTCGCCGAGCGATGCCCCGTCAGGCTCATGAATGTCTGAAGGTCAACTCCCGTTCGGCCCAGCAGCGTACAGAACGTGTGCCGCAGGCAGTGGAAGTCGTAGGCGTCGGGCTGCTTCACGCCGGCGCCCTCGAGGTCGGATCGCAACACCGGGGCGGCCAGCTCGGGCCTTGCGTGAAGGCCCGCGAAGAGCGGAGCGTCCGGCGCTCGCTCTTGGAGCCAATCCTTGAGTTGCTTGGCCGTCGACTTGAGCAAGGGGACCGTCCGGTCCCGCCGGTGCTTCCGTGAGTAGGCCGCCGCGACCGTCACGCTGGGCGCCTTGGCCAAGACGAACGAGCCCGGCGTCAGGCTCACGAGCTCGCCGTAGCGAAAGCCCGTCTCGATGGCGAGCCGGTACAGCCACCCCCGCGGCGTCCCCTCGGTTTTCTTCAGGAGCTTGGCGATATCGACCGGCGGCAGGGCCCGACGCACCTTAGCGCGCTCGAGCACGGCCAGTCGGCGGACCTTGGCCAACGGGTCAAGCGGCAACCGTCCAGTGTCCACGCACCAACGACAGAAGTGCTTCAGCGCCACGATGTAGTGATTGGCCGTCGCCGCGGACCGGGCCCAATGATCGGCAGTTTCACGCCTCAGGGCCGCTACAAGCGATTCTACGGCTTCCGGCGTCAAATCGGTCAGCCGGACAGCGCCGAGTCGCTCAGCGGCGATCCTGACGCGTGCTGTGTGGGATTGGATGTGGCTGGACGTCCGTTCGCGGTTCCGGAGCGAGGTTTCCCATGCGTCGATCGCCGAGGAGACGTCGGACGAGAGTTGGAGCAACCCGACCGCTTCCAGCCGCCGGCGGTCGCGGGGGCCCAGATGCCCGAGCCAATCCGCAGGGCCCGGCGACGGCCGAGTCTCCGTCCGCACGCAATCCGCGAGTTCTTCGAGGCGACGCCCGAACGCCTCGGCTTGGTCTTTTCGAGTGAACGACCCCCAACGACGCCGGACGCCGCGATGGTC